CAGTTAAAAAAATAGGATCACATATATCTGCAACTAATGTATATGGATTTGATTTAAGTACAACTTCAAAAGCAGGATACACAGGATATAAAAAGGCATTAGACATATTATCAAATCAAGACGAATATGATATTAATATGTTAGCTATGCCTGGAGTTATTCATTCATTACATCCATTAGTTACAAATGCAGGTATTGATATGGTAGAAGAAAGAGGAGATGCATTTTTTGTAATGGATTTAAATGAAGTAGATGCTTCAGTAAATACAGCTGTAAGTAATGTAAGTGGTATAGACACTAATTATGCTGCAGTTTATTATCCATGGGTTAAAGTACTTGATACTGCTTTAAATAAACCAGTATTAGTACCACCATCAGTAATAGTACCAGGAGCAATAGCTGCTTCAGATAGAATTGCTGCAGAATGGTTTGCACCAGCAGGTTTAAATAGAGGAGTATTAGGAAATGTTATTGAAGCTAAAATAAGATTAAATCAAGCTGAAAGAGATTCATTATATGACAATAAAATTAATCCAATAGCAACGTTCCCACAAACAGGAGTTTGTATTTGGGGTCAGAAAACATTACAAGAAAGATCAACAGCATTAGATAGAATTAATGTTCGTAGATTAATGATTGCACTTAAGAAATTTATTGCAAGTTCTTCAAGATACTTAGTGTTTGAACAAAATACACAAGCTACAAGAAATAGATTCCTAAATATTGTTAATCCATACTTAGAATCAGTACAACAAAGACAAGGACTATACGCATTTAGAGTGCAAATGGACGAAGCTAATAACACTCCAGATGTAATCGATAGAAACCAATTAGTTGGCGCGATATATTTACAACCAGCTAAAACAGCAGAATTTATAGTATTAGACTTTAATGTATTACCAACAGGAGCTACATTTGATGGTGGAGGTGCTTCAGGTGGTGCAGGTGGTGGTGGAGGTTACTAAAAAGTTAAAAGAAATTATATTTATCATAGAACAACTTAAATAAAACAAAAAGATGGCAATATTAAACACAAACGAAATGATGTTCACAGCATTTGAACCAAAGTTGCAAAACAGGTTCCTAATGTTCATCGATGGTATCCCAGCATACCTTATTAAGAAAATATCAAGACCAAGTATTTCATTTGGAGAAGTAGTTCTTGATCATATTAATGTGAAAAGAAAAATCAAAGGTAAGGCAAATTGGGAAAATATTACATGTGATCTTTATGATCCAGTAACACCATCAGGTGCTCAAGCAGTAATGGAGTGGGTTCGTTTGTCACACGAGTCAGTTACAGGTAGAGATGGTTATTCTGATTTCTATAAAAAAGATATTAGAATTAACACATTAGGACCAGTAGGTGATGTTGTTGAAGAATGGATATTAAAAGGTGCTTATTGTCAATCAGCTAATTTTGGAGATATGGATTGGACTTCAGACACACCAGCTAACATTAATATGACTATAGTAATGGATTATGCTATCTTAAATTACTAATAGTAATAAATTATATAAAAAGAAAGCGCCTATTTGGGCGCTTTTTTATTTTCTTTATATATGTATATCTGAACTAGTTTTAATAAAAAAATAACGTTATGGAACAAATACCAAACCCCCCACAAACATCTTACACTCAGGAAGAAAAACACCAATATCCTACTGAAGAAGTTACATTACCATCAAAAGGTTTACTTTATCCTGAAGGATCTCCTTTAAGATCAGGTAAAATCACAATGAAGTATATGACTGCTCGTGAAGAAGATATTCTTACAAATCAAAATCTTATCCAAAATGGAACAGTAATTGATAAATTATTACAATCTCTTATTGTAACTTCTATTGATTATAATAGTTTACTTATAGGAGATAAAAATGCTATATTAGTAGCTGCACGTATTTTAGGATATGGTCAAGATTATACATTTAAATTAAAAAATCCTAATACAGGAGAAGAAGAAGATATAACAGTTGATTTAACTAAATCTAATGATAAAGAAATAGACGAATCAATAATTACAAATGGTAAAAATGAATTTCAATTTACATTACCTACATCTAAACTTCTTATTACATTTAAATTTTTATCTCAGGATGATGAAAATAAAATAACTAATGAATTAAAAGGTCTTAAAAAACTAAATAAAAAATCTTCTTCAGAATTAACTACTCGAATGAAATATTTAATTACATCTGTAAATGGTGATTATGAGAAGAAAACTATTAGAGAGTTTGTAGATGGAAATTTTTTAGCTCGTGATGCAAGAGCATTAAGAGATTATATTTCAAAATCAATGCCAGACATTGATTTAACTTACGATGTTGAATTTGAGGATGGGACAGTAATAGAAGATATTACACTCCCCATCGGTCTTAACTTTTTTTGGCCTGACGCCCAAATATAGAAATCTCGTATTCAATCAGATACATGATCTGGTGTACCATGGCGGCGGTGGATTTATACACTCAGAGATATACAACATGCCTATCTGGATGAGAAGATTTCACATTAGTAAAATTAATGAACATCATGAACAACAAAATGAAGAAGCTAATAAAATAAAAAATAAAAGTAATTCATCTCCAAATAAAGTAGCGGGTCCTAATGTAAGTCCCTCTTCAACATATAATTATTAAAGCAAAGGTATCGAAGATACCTTTCTTTTTTATATTTATAACCACAGGGATAATATATTATGGCAGACCAAAGCGAAGAACTAAAAAATTCAAAGGCTGAAGCAAAACAGCTTAGGGAAGAACTTAAGGAAATATTATTTTCTTCTAGAGACATAGCTCAAGAAGCTGGACTTCTTGCTAAAGGTTTAGGTCTAGGTACTATAGAAGCAGCAGCTTTTAAAAAAGCTTTTAAAGATACTGCTGATATTGCTAAAGAATTATCTAGTAATTCAGATAAAATTATAGCAGGGCAGGGAAAATCTAAAAATATACAAAAACAAATTTTAAAAAATGAACAATCTAAACGAGATATTCAAAGAGAATCCCAACAGATATTAAGTAAAATAGCTTCTCAAACAGCAAATTTAACTAAAGAAGAAAAAAATGCTATAATCTCAGCTAAAACTAGAACAGAAATTCAAGATCTTCAATTAAGATTTGGTAGAGATCTTACAAAAGAACAACGATCAGCATTAGATTTAACCCAAGAACAGTTAGGAAATAACACAGATAATAGTAAAGTCTTAGCGGATCAGCTAAAAAAACAAAAAGATATAGAAAAAACAACAGGTCTAACAGGTAAAATTATAGAAGGAATAAGTAAAATACCATTAGTAGGTCAATTTGTAGATAGTGCAGCCGCTCTAGAAAAAATGCAAGCAGCTGCAGCAGGGGGTGCTGGTAAAGTTGAAACTATGTTTATTGGACTAAAATCAGTAGGTAAAGATATTGCTGCTGGTTTAACTGATCCCCTTTTTATAATGACCCAATTAGTAAAAGCGGGTTTAGATTTTGATAATTCCCTTACTAAAATAGAAAAAAGTTTAGGAATTAGTAGAGATTCATCTGCCTTTGTGAGATTAAATTTTACAGCATTAGCTGGTGCATCAAATAATTTAGCTATTAGTTCTGCAGATATACAGAAGTCATTTGCTGATTTAAATGAACAATTTGGAACAGCTTCTACAGTTTTAAGAGATGATATATTAGTAGAATCTGCTGAGTTAATGAAATTAACAGGACAGTCGGCTGAATCAGTAGCGAATTTTGCAAAATTTGCAAATATATCTGGCAAAAATATGGCCGTTGTTACTAAAGAAGCAAGAGCAGCAGTAGTAGCAGCAGAACAAGAAAATGGAGTAAGATTAGATATTAATAAAGTATTAGAAGAAACAGGTAAAATAACAGGTCAAATAGCTGCTCAATTAGGAGGTAATCCTGAAAAAATAGCTAAAGCAGTAGCTGTAGCTAAACAATTTGGAATGACTTTAGAGGGAGTAGCTGCTGCTGGAAAATCATTATTAAATTTTGAAGAAAGTATAAATGCAGAATTAGAAGCAGAATTACTTACAGGTAAAAATCTTAATTTAGAAAGAGCAAGATTAGCTGCTTTAACAGGTGATTATGAAACATTAACAAAAGAAATAAATGCAAATGTAGGTGATTTTGGTGATTTTACCAAAATGAATGTATTACAACAGGAAGCATTAGCTAAATCAGTTGGTATGACTGCAGATGCATTAGCTGATCAATTATTATCTAAAGCTAATTTAGAACAACTAGCACAAGAAGCAAGAGCTGGTGGGGATGAAGATTTAGCTAAACAATTAGAAGCACGTTCAGCTCAAGAATCATTTAATGATGCAGTAGCTAAATTAAAAGGATTATTTACTGACATTGTAGGAGGACCAGTATCTGCTCTTTTAGATGTATTAACTTTAGCTCTTGTACCTATATCATTAGCAGCTAATGGTTTATCAGGTATAATGACATTATTTACAGATGGTAATAAAGAATTAACTTTTATGGAATCATTATTAGGATCTGTAGCAGCTGCTTTTTTAACTATTAAAGGTACTATGATGGCTATTAAAGCTATTCAAATAGCAACAAATGTAGTTAAAGCTATAGGTTTAGGATTTGATATAGCTTCAACAAAATCAAACGCGATGGCTGCAAGGGGATTAGGAAGTAAATTAGCTATGAATATAGCATTATCAGCTGCTAAAATATTTGGTTCTTTTTCTATTCTTGGCCCACTTGGACCCCCCTTAGCTATAGCAGCTGCTTTAGGAATGGCAGGATTAGTATACGGGTTATCTAAAAAGAAAGCAGATGATGGTATATTTGAAGGAGGAGGATATGGAAAAAGAGCTTTATTAGATGAAGGATCAGTAACATTATTTAATAATAAAGATACTATAGTAGCAGGAACTAACTTAAACAAAGGAGATGATGTTATAAGTAAACCAGCAGGATCTGTCAGTATGGCTCCTGCTTTTGATTATGAAGAAATGGGAAGAGTATTTGGTAATATGAGTATTAATGCTACTACTAAATTTGATGATTTTGGTTCAAGAAGTAACTTAGCACGAACAGGAATAAAAAATAATAATTTAAAAAATCAAAGCAGTTTTGCTTAATTTATATTTATAACAAAACAATAAAATTATGGGATTAAAAGATTTAAATTCAATATTAGACTTAGTGGGGGGAAATGAGAACCCCGTAGGTGATATGGGCAACCAACAAGGACCACCATCACAACTACCAACAGAAATAGCTTCACAAGCTCATATAGATTCATTAGAACAAGTACCAGGATTTAGTAGTAATTCACCTTTTCAAGATTTAAATGGTGTTCCTGATCCTAACTTTAATAGTCTAAATGGAACATCAGATTCTCCTTTTCAAAGTACAACAGGAGATCATATGGTAGATTTACTTACACAAAATGCTGTAAGTACAAACACTGGAGAAACTTACCAACCATCACCTAATAAATCTCCATTTCAAGATATAAATGGGGTACCAGGACCACAATCACAATTACCAACAACTCAAGCATCTCAAAAACATATAGATTCATTAGAACAAGTACCAGGATTTACTGGTAATTCACCATTCCAAGATTTAGATGGAGTACCAGGTCCTAATTTTGGTGATGAAGGAGGATCAGGAAAACAATTAAATGGAACAGATTTACATGAAGCATTATTATCATCAACATATCAATATTCTCATAATACTCCTATAGTTACAATTCAAAAAGGTACTTATGATTTAGATGGTGGTTTACCTACAAATGGAGAATATTTAAATAATTTCCCATCATAATAAAATATGGCATTAAAAGCACTATTAACAAACCTAGAACAAGGTACACAAGCTTATCCTAATAATAATACCCCCTCAACATCAGGAGGTTTTAATTATGGTAAATCATATTCTCCTGTTTTTGAAGGTGTTTTTAGACAACGTAGTTTTAAATTTGGACAAGGTACTGCTTATGATAGACCTGGACAAGAATTTAGTAGAGAACCTTTAATTGGTAAAAATATAGATATACCAGGTCCTGATGATGCTCCAGGAGCAGGAGGTTTTTTAGATCTTATTAGTGGTTTAACAGATGGTTTTGTACGTGGGGGTATAGTTAATGCTATATCAAGATCTGCTAAAGATGTAGCTCGTATTACTAAATTTTATTTGACTTCAAGAGGTATAGGTTTTTTAGCTAAAAATGTTGCATTACAACTTACAAATCCTAGAATACCAGTTGGAAATACTTCACTTTTTGGGGTAGATTTAGATAGAAATAGAACTTTTAATTTAGGATTAAATATAATAGCTCAAGCAGGTGTTAATTTTAGTGGTATTCATTTTGATAGAGCAGGAGCAACACCTATATGGCCCGATGCGGACAAATACGAAAAATATTATGGACCCGCAGGAATGTCTCCAATTGATAGAGCAACAGATGGGATAAATTTTGGTAGAAAAGATAGAAACCAAGGTATAACTTTAGGAAATAGACTTTTAACTTTATATGATACTTCTATATTAGGAAATGGAGAAGATACTCCTAAAGAGGAAAAAGGTAAAGTAGGACAATTTTTTGAAAACACAGGAAATAAAATAAAGGAATTAACAGGAAGAGGAGGAGAAGAATTATATGCTTATAATGGGGGTCCTGGTTCACTTTATGGTATAGGAAAAACAAGAATTTTAAGAGCAACAAATACAAGAACAGAAGATTTAAATGTAGATTACGATTTTCACTTAATATCAGCTGAAGATGGTCTAGGTAGAACCACTAATGCAGAAGCAGGTTATATACCTTTTAAATATAGGGGTGCAGATTCATCTGTGGATATATATTCTAATAGATTATTTAATACAAAACCACTAGCTGAATATGTAGGTATGCCTCAATCATTTCTTGATGTTTATGGAAATCCTGATGCTAGTACAAATATTTTTTCTCAAGGTATATTTGCTTCTACCGATTTTGCTAGATGGCCTGAATATTTAAAAGACTCAGCTAATTCATTAGGAATTATGCTTTATAGTTCTATAATAAAAATAGGAGTTACAGATCCTGATTCATCTAAAATTAGAGATTTTAGATCAAGAAAAAGAAGCCAGGGAGTATATAGAATGGTTAGTACCAATTATCAACAAGATGCTATTGGAAAAAAAGCCAAATTTTATAGAGAATCTAGGGTAAATACAGGTAATCCGGGACAATTAAAACAAAAACAAGGTTTTAATTATAATGTATATGATCGTAGAACAATAGATAAAATTAATGCTTTAGACGTAATTAGAGTAAAAGATAATAATTTTACAGACCAAGCATTTAGAGACCTAATTAGATTTAGAATTGAAGCTATAGACGCAGACAAACCCACAGAATCTGATACTATGGTATTTAGAGCATTTTTGGATGATTATTCAGATAATTATAGTGGTAATTGGAATGCTTTTACATATAATGGTAGAGGAGAAGAATTATATACTTATGGTGGTTTTAAACGTGATATAAGTTTTAGTTTTAAAATAGCAGCTCAATCTCGTCATGAAATGATGCCCTTGTATAGAAAATTAAATTTTTTAGTATCCCAAACAGCACCTGATTATAAAGGTACAAGAATGAGAGGTAATTTTGTTAAACTTACTATTGGTTCTTTAGTAGATAGAACACCCGGTATTATAACAAGAGTAGGCTTAAAATGGCAAAAAGATTATCCTTGGGAAATTAATATAGATGGTCCTGAAAAGGGTAAAGATAAAGAAATGCAAGTATTACCTCATGTATTAGATGTTTCTGTTTCCTTTACACCCGTACATAATTTTATACCTAAAAAATCAATTACAGATTCTCCATTTATATTCAAACATGAAAGAAATGGTAATGTAAGAGAAGAAGAAAAATGGTATAAAAAAGGAGCAGCTCAAAGTTTACAAGAAGCTACCCCAGAAGGCCAAAGAAATGGTATGGGAGATAACTTAATACCACTAGATTCAGTCCCTGTAGAATCAGTAGCAGCTAATAATGCAAGAAAACAAGCAGAACAAGATGCTGAAATTAAAAGATTCCAAGAACAAGAAGCAGCAGCAAAACAAGCAGCAGAAGATGCTAAAGAAGCAGAAGAAAGAAAAGCAAGAGAAGCTTTATATCCTGAAGATGATGAATGGGATGAAATAGAGATAGAAGAAGAAGATGACATAGAACCGTTTGACACAGCAGCAATAGCAAATAATAATCAAGAATTTAAAGATAAATCAGCGGCTTTCCAAAAAGAACAAAATAAACCTACAGCAATTGAACCTATTCCAATTCAAAAATTGGAAACAGGGGTTAGTATGCCAAAATATTTACAAAAAGCTGAAATGCCTACAAATAATAATCAGAAAAAATTTAGAAGAGGTGGTAAAATGGGGGGGCCAAGAATAAAAAACTATGAATAGATTATCATCATTAACAAAAAAAATAAACTCTAAAGGAAACTATTATAGATATGCTAAATATCCTGTGGTTCCCCTATCTTTTAGTGATATATATATTATAACCAAAAATGAAGACAGATTAGACTTACTAGCAGATCAATTTTATGGTGATACAGATTTATGGTGGATAATAACTATGGCTAATTTAGGTAAAATAAAAAGAGATTCTTTTTTCATAAAAGGTGGTTTACAAATTAGAATCCCTCAAGATACACAATCAGTAATTGATGAATATAATAGAATAAATTCTTAAAATATGTCTATATTTAAGGAAAGTTTTAAAGATTTTGTTAGAAAACAAATAAAAATAAGAGAAGCAATAATTTCTCATGGTAATAAACAAGGAGAAGCACGTACAAATGCTCCCATAGTAGATTTATCTAATTTAGGAGGTCCTAAAGAACTACAACTTCCCTCACATGCTTTTTATACTAACACCCTTAATAGACAATGTACTATTAGGATGTCTTCTGGAGTTGATTTAAAAGAATCTAATGAATTAATTAAAAATAATAATGATCCTTATGAAAGATTAGATGATTTAAAAGAAGAAGGTTTAGCTTTAAGATATGTGTTAGAAGGAGGTACTACTATGATAGATAAATCTATAAAACAAGTAGAAATAGAAACAGAAGGTGGTGGTACTAAATCAGGAACAGAAACAGTATTTAGAGCAGCCCCACGTTCGGGTTTTACAGGTGCAAGTAAAAATAAATTTGGTCAAACATATGGTGATCCCTCAATTAGAGCAAATTCAAAAGATGGTTATGGGATAGTACCAATGCCTGGTATTGTGGATGCAGACATAAAAACTAAATCAGCTTATGGTTCACTTAGAGAAATTAAAGTAAATTTTACTTGTCATAACATAAGACAACTTGAAATTTTAGAATTACTTTATATGAGACCTGGTTATCCTGTTTTAGTAGAATGGGGTTGGACTCCTTTTATTGATAATGAAGGTAAAAGAAGATCAGATTTTCCTTTCATTGGCGAGTGGTGGGATCAAAACTCTTCAACTAACGTAATTAATAAAAAGATTATAGAAAGAAAAATAGACACTGGAGGTAATTATGATGGAGTAATAGGAATGGTAAAAAACTTTAATTATAAAGCTAGAGCAGATGGTGGTTTTGATTGCACCACAGAACTAACAGGAATGGGTGAAATACTACAAGGTTTAAAAGGTAAAGATGACGTATTAGGTGACTCAGGAAGATATGAAACTGCTTTAGAAGTATTTTATAAAATGTTAAAGACATATTCTCAATATAAAGATAGAACAACTGTAGATGAAGATGAAAACTATTTTGAAAAACAATCAGTTAAATTAAGAAATGCATTCTATAAATATGTTGGGGGAGATGGAGCTAAAGTAAAAACCAGAAATAATTTAGCTGATTATTTAGATTTAGATTTTTTAAAAGAAAATGAAAAAATAATAAATCCAATATATGATAGTTTTAAAGATGTAGATACTAATGTAGATACAAAAAATAAAATACTTGAAAGTTTTTTATTAAGACATGACCAAGATTTAATTGTTGAACCAGATCCTAATGATGAAGATGAAGTAATAGCTAGTGTAAAATCTAAAAACGTTTATATTAGATGGGATTTTTTAGCACATGTATTAAATTCTACTATATTAGAAAAAACAGAAACGGGAGACAGCCCTCTTCTTTATTTTAAAACAGATACTATAGTCAATGAAGATAGAGAAATCATAAAATTACTTGATGATACTACATCTGCAGGGGGTAAACATATAGAACCATTAGCATATACTTCTAAACGATTATCTCCTGAGGTTAAAGATGAATTTAACAGACTTTATAAGGGTGCAATATCTAACAATAGATCAAATGGATGGTTTGGTTATGGAAATGATCAATTTAAAGCATACTTTGGGGAGAATGCAGAAGATATAAATGATGGTTTTGATGGAATTGAAAACTTAATTGGAAAATTAAAAAGTCAAGGAATTGAGTCATTTAGTGATTTAATTAGAGATGATTATTTAGATATGTCAATAGACCCCACAGTATGTATGTTGCCTCATCAAATGAGATTTGTGAAAGAAAGAAGTGGAGATCCAAATATTCAAGCGTTTTTTAATAGACCCCAACCACAATTTGCTTTTGACGGTATAGGAAATCCTAAAGATAAAAATAAAACAACTAAATATAAAGAGGTTATAGAAATGTGTAATTATAGCCTTACTAGAGAAACAAGTGGTATAGCAGAAAGACAAATAGGCCAAATATTTTTAAATGTTGATCATTTAGATAGAGTTTATAAATCAATGAGATATAATACGGATTCTGATGATAATACAAGTATAAATGATACTTTTAATATGTTTGATTATATTAAAAAAATATTTGATGATGTAAATGCTTCTTGTGGGGGTCAACATAGATTTGAACTATCAACAGATAATGAAAGAGGTAATGTAGTTAGAGTAATAGACATTCAATATCAACCTGAAGCTAAAGTAGATTTAGCTCTTAAAGAAGGAAAAATAATAGAATTAAATATTCAAAGTAATGATTCTATATTTAGAGATTATGTATATACTTCAACTGTACCTAGTAGTTTAATGTCTTCAATTGGTGTAGTAGCTCAAAACCCCGATTCTATATCTTCATTAGAACAATCTACATTTTCAGCTTTAAATAAAAATATAAAAAATAGATTTTCTACTCCTCCAGAATCCCCACCAAGATTAACATCGGCTGAAAGACTAGATAAAGCTAAAAAAGATAAAGAAAGAAAAAAGAATCTTATATTAAAAAATCAAGCTTCAAGAACAGCATTTGAATTAAGTTTAATGGATGCTTTTAAAGCTTTTCTAAATTTAAAATTATTTTATGTAAAGGTTTTAAAGGGTGAAATGACAGACATAGACAATGATGGAAATGCTAAAGAAAGTAAAGAAATTATAAAACAAAAACAAAATCTTAAAACTATTATTAACCAAATAACTAAATTAGAAACTAGACATTTAACAGATGGTGAATATGCAGATGGAACTGGTTTTATTAAAGGAGATGTAAAAAGAAAACCAACACAACAAGTTTCAGATATTATACCTTTAAAATTTAATGCCCAATTAGATGGTATAAGTGGAATTGTAATAGGGAATGTTTTTAAAATAAACCCATCAAGATTACCCGCAGCCTATAAAAAAACAGAAGGAAGACATATTTTATTTATAACAATGGCTGAAGATCAAAAAATAACATCAGGTCAAGATTGGACTACTACTATCTCAGGCCAATTAACCATAATAGCAACTGGTGTAAGAGAACAAGCTGTAGGAGATCCTATTCCAAAAGAAGGCACAGGAGGAGCTGGTGGAGGAGCTGGTGCAGGAAGTGAATCAGCAGGAACAGTAGTTAAATCAGAACCTGCAAAATATGAGACTGTTAAAACTGAAACAATAGAAGAAGTTAAAGTAGAAGAATTAACACCAGATCAAGAAATATTAGAAGAACAAGCAAAATGCCCCGAAGGACAGTATTTTGATGAAGTAACCCAAACTTGTGTAACAGATTTTGATATTGAAGTTAATGATAAAAATTGGGAGGGATTTGATACATTTAAAAATCGAGCTTCCTCATATTTAAAGGGTCATGCTTATTTAGAGTATTATTATAAGAAAAATTTCGGATTTTTATGGGGAATTGAAACTATGGCCAAAGAAAGGAGGGAGAATGGAAATATATATCTAGAGGGATTACCAGGCACAAATAAATTTGGAGATCAGATATTTCTCAATATGATGACTCAATTTAAGAATCAAAAGATAAGGGAAAAAAATATAAAGACCCTTTATAAGGGATCCCACTTTATAAAAGAAACTGAAGACTACCTAAAAAATGAGTATTATACTGTAAACCCAGATAAAAAAATAGAGGGTGGTGTAAATGATCCAACACTAGATGCATCTGGTGCTACTGGGATCACAGGAAAATTATCTGAATTAATGGAAGTATTAAAAGTGGGTGCAGAAACAGGAAATGATAATCTCTATAAAAAAATGCATACTAGGGTAATTAATTTATCTTCCCAAACAGGCTTATTAATGCCTAATG